TCGGTGGGGAGTGTGGATCCTAATGGTTGATTCAATATTAGAGTCTTACAATTGTAAGAAGTGCGGTCCTTGTTCTACGTTTGTAGAGAGATCCGATGAGACCGGCCTATTCTACTACGAGAAGAGAGTGGGTAGAAAGATCCATGAAGACAAAGTTCCAAATTATGATGGCACTGAGGAATGGAGTTATTACCCTGATTATCATGGAGACCCCACCTACTGGCATAAGTATGAAAAGGAGTGGTCAATGGAATATTTTGACACTATTAAATGTCCTAATTGCAAGAAAGAAACTGAAAAGCGAGCTTCAATTTATTACTTCAGTGTAGGTGAAGGAAGAAATTCTTACAAGTCTCTGAAGGAGCGTATGCGTTATGCTCATGAAGGTATGGATAAGAAGCAAGCGGAACAATTCCTTAAAGAGTCTTGCGAAGCTTCTAAGGATCGTGTAAAATCTGGAGGACAGCACTACAAGAGAGTCGTTCCCGATTACGAAGCTATGCATAGACAAGGAAAAGTACGTAGACTGAATGATCAAGAGAGGGCCGACAAGATTGAATCTTTAAAGAGGACTAATTCAATGATTACTAAAGAAGGTACCATTGGAAAAGCCGCACGCCGACCTAAGTAATAACTAATCATATGCCGTATCACATCTCCGACAACACCAAGAAAGGGTGTTTGTATCTCCTTAAGCATGATCTGGAATTCTTTTCCGAAATTGTTCCATTGCTTAAGCCCGAGTTCTTTGACTTCCCTGCTTACAAAAATCTTTTTATAGGGATTAGTGAGTATTACGATGAGTACAGAAAGCTGCCCTCGGACGGAGTATTACCTGATTACATTGTAAACAATGTTTCTAATGCGTGCTTGGACGGCATTGACTACACCAGCACCATTGCTGAGGTCAATTCTTTTGACAAGTCTTGCCTAGATGATCGAGAGTTTCTGTTAGACACTGTAGAGACTTTTGCTCGTCAAAAAGCTATGGAGCAAGCTGTTAGGAAGGCTGTAGCTATCCTTAACGAGGAGGGGGAGATAGGACAGGTTGAAGAGCTTGTTAAGTCTGCTCTTCTTGTTAATCGAAGCGTGAACGTAGGACAAGATTACTTCAAGGATGTATCGGATAGGATTAAGAGGGAAAGCGAGGATAAGGGAAGGTTAAAGATTCCAACTATCTTCGCTAGCCACAATAGAAATCTTGAGGGAGGTTTATGCAGGAAGGAGTTTGCAATGGTCGCTGCTCCTCCTGGCGTAGGGAAGTCTCTATACTTGGTTAATCAAGGAGCCAATGCTGTTGTCTCAGGAAAGAACGTCTTGTACATTTCTTTAGAGATGTCGCAGGATAAGATTGCAGCAAGATTTGATTCAGTATTGTCCGACTTATCTAGTAGAGATCTTAAGGAGAAGCCATTAGTTAAGATTAAGCTTAAAGAACGTCTTAACGAGATTAAGGATAAGAGTCGTGGAAGGCTAATCATTAAAGAGTTTCCAACTGGAGCTATGAATGTGAATCAGCTTAGAGCCTACCTTGTGCAGTTGAAGCTTCATAGCAATTTTACCCCTGATCTTATTATTGTAGACTACCTAGAGCTTTTACGCCCTAACCGTATTATCGACTCCGAGTATCAGGCACAGCAAAGGATTGCAGAGGAATTAAGAGGTCTTGCGGTAGAGCATAATGTCCTTATGTGGACGGCAACTCAAACCAACAGACAGGCTAGAAGGGTGGCTATTATTACCGATGCAGAGCTAGGGGATTCTTACGGTAAGATTCGAGTGGCTGATTGGGCCATATCACTAAATCAGACTCAAGAAGAGTATGACGAAGGAGCGATGAGAGTTTTTGTAATGAAGGCTAGGGACTCTAAGCAGCATTACTTAATTAACGTGTCTGTAGACTACACGACACTTCAAATGAGGGAGCCGTATAACAATGAACATACCCAAACAGACTAGTTTAGATTTTATTAAGGATAAAAAGCACATTTACAACAAGCTTGTCGAAAAGGGAGTTAAGTCTGTAAATGTAGGTTGGGCCGTTTTTGAATTTGAGCTTCACTCCAAGTTAACCTCTGACGATCAAAAGGTCGATGGGTTGACTGAGTTTGATACTAAAAAGATAAAATTAGAAATGAATCTTTCTGATTTAGACGCTCGTGAGACTATAATACACGAGATATACCATTGTATGCTTGAAGCTGTGGGTTTGGATGAACGAAACTTTGACACACAGCGAATGTTCTTAACTAACGAGCAATTAGTGGTATGCTTATCCAAGCAGACTATGACTCTGCACCATCTTAACCCAAAACTATTCTCAACGATTTATGCTTGATATTGTCAAAATAGACCCCGCGTCATTAACCCACGATATTTATGATGATGTTGTGAGCGTTGTATCTACGGTTGCTCGCGACCCTGATAAGGCTGCTGATCAACTTTCTTATATTTCCTCACAATACGGTTACTACTATGGTATAATGATCCGGGCCAAGAGACTTTTAGATAATGCTGTAGAGACATTAGAAAGCTTCAAGGCCGAGGCAAGAACATCAAAGCGTAATTCAGGAGTTAAACTTACAGTCGCTGCGGCTGAAGATCACGTTAACTCTCTTGAAGAGACGTTTGAATTAAACAGTGAAATAAATCGTCTTAAAGAAGGTTACGGATACGCAAAAGGTATCTGTAACAGTCTTGAGATGAAGAAAGACATGCTTATCCAGCTTTCAGCTAACAGCAGGCAGGAAATAAAGCTTAACCAGTAATTTGTTAGCATTTAGCAATAATCAGCCTAAAGGAGAAAACAATGGCAAAAACACTAGCAGAACTTAGAGACATGCATAAGAGAATGATGGCAGAAGAGAAGCCATCCACCCAANCTTCCAAATCGTCAGAGTGGGCGACTTTTGAAGACGGTGATAATATTGTAAGGTTCCTTCCTGGAAAGGAAGATCCTTTGGAATTCTTTGTAGAAGGTCATGTTCACAAGTATCAGGATGCTGAAGGGAACTGGCGTAGTTACAAGTGCCGTAAATCACAAGGAGAGAAGTGTCCAGTATGCGACTACTACTTCGATCTCTGGGGTCGCCACAAGGAGCTAAACCTGGGTAAGGGTGCCGATGGCAAGAATGTTAAGTCTAAGTTTGGTGATCTAGCTGTAAAGATTAAGTCTAAGCCTAGATTCTATGCTATTGGGGTTATCAGAAGCTTGCAAGAAGCTGGTGAGAATCCTGTTCGATACATTGCTATGAGTCAGCAGCTTTTCAACCCTGTGTTTGCAGCTATGGTAAACGATGATTTCCAGGATGAGGACAACCCTGATGACACGACTATTATCTCAATTGAAAGAGGTAATGATTTTAATGTAAGGTTGACCAAGAACGGAAACTACGTCAACTTTAATGAATCATCCGCTAAGTATAAGAAGACTCGTGCAGGAACTCCTGCTGAGGTAGCAGAGTGGATGGATAATGAACTGAACTTGAAGTCTCTCGTAGAGGTTGACAGTTATGAAAAGGGGAAAGAGGTTGTAATGTCTCTTGAGTCTGCTCTCAACCCTGTTAAGACTGAGAGCACGTCGCCTCCTTGGGAGGAGACTACTAGTGAGGATTTACAGGTATGATGAATAGAAAGTTTTTAGTTACAGGTTTGCTCGCCTTGATGATGAGTATGATGTTTGCGTCCTGCTCTGTTCTTGAGAGCTTGTTTGAAGATAAGGTCGTTACCACTATTAGTAATGTTAGAGAAGATAGGCGTGCTGAGGCGGTCCCTGCGGACCTAGGTATGCTTCCTCCTGATGTTGCTGCTAGGATGGCTAAGGATGGTGAGACACTTGTGGTTGTGGATAAGGATGACATTCTAGATCCAATGGGTAATGTCGTGGACATTACAGATCCAGGTTCAGAAGCTTTAGATTCTGTTCTTGGAATGGGTCTTGGAGCACTTAACTCGGTATTCCCAGGGGTAGCAGCACTAGAAGGATTGGGATTGCTATTCTCAAAGCGGAAGCGAAAGCACTACGGCAAGGCTATGAAGGCTGCTGTCCCAGCTAATGGTAAGGTAGAGTTGAAGGATGCTGTATTATCCTTAGGGAAGGCTATTGGTGTTGCACATAGTTCTGGCAACTCNAAGAAGGTCTTCGAGGAAGAAGAGGAGAAGGAAGTTAAGAAGAGTTAGGGCTAATCGTTTCGGCCTATAACNTCTTGAGTTGGCTAGATCAGNTCTTCGGATCTGATCTAGTTTTTTTANACCTACACGGCTATAATGATTCAATGAATCGTAAGCTNAGAATTTTAGTGGTATACGCTAACCATGGAGGCTGTAGTTACTATCGTCAACTATCTCCAATGAAGATGATGGCAGAGGAATTGCATGACAAGGTAGAAGTTAAAATTACTGACAACCCTCTAGAGATTGACCCTAAGAAGAATTACGCTCCTCCTAACGATAAGCTCGATGACATGAATTGGGCTGATATTGTATTTGTAGCAAACATACTAAAGTTTGGAGGTCCTTACACTGCTCGCGTAATAGGTATTGCAAAGGAGCTTAAGAAGTTTGTTCACTTTGACACTGATGATTTGCTTACCGAGTTATACGAAGAGCATCATCTTTACGATACCTACAAAGAAAATAAGCTAGATGAAATTACTAAGTTTTGCTATTACAATGCCGATTTAGTAACCGTCACTCAAATTAAATTTGCTGAGAGAATCAAGCCTCTCGTAGGTAAGTGTTTAGCTATCGTAAAGAATGTAATAGATTACACTCTTCCTGCTTGGAATCATCCTAAGACAAAGGCTAAGTTTACTCGCGTAGGATACGCAGCAGGCATTCACCATAGAGGAGATGTAAAAGTATTTAACTCTGTTCCTCATCTTGTAAACCAAAAGGTAGGAAGAGAGAATGTTCAATGGAATTTCTACGGTCATCCTCCACCTGATCCCAATAAGGATAAGAATAGTTGGGAAGCTAAGGTCTGGCCTGAATACATGTCACAGCTTCTCAGCGGCTTCAAGGGGCAGAAAAACTATAACATACACTATGCTTTGCCTCCTGACACTTACGGTCGTTACTACGCAGATATGGACGTTGCCATAGCTCCTCTCCAGATGAATAATTTTAATGATTCCAAGTCTGATATTAAGGTTGCTGAGTGTTCACGTTACAAAATCCCTTTGGTAGCAAGCAATGTAGGATGCTACGATGAAAACATTATAAATGGCGAGACAGGATATTTGATTGATCCTGACGCTCCAAAGAGTGAGTGGGTTAAGATCCTCGGTAAGCTTTGTAAGGATAAGAAACATCGCATTGAGCTAGGTAAGAACCTTCACGATAGAACTAAAGATTTATTCGATGGCAGAAAGCAATCTCAACAAAGGTATGATCTTTACATGAGAGCTATTCAGGATTTAGGACACAAGATAGATGATTAATCAATGCTACTTTGAAAAAGGTCAACCCTTATTTGAGGAAGAACCCTACATAGGGTTTGGTCTTGAACCTGAGGTGAATCATGACCTTTTTCAAAGTTGTCCTGAGCTAGAGTCATCATTTAATCGTCTACAGCTTACAGAATACGCTTCTTATCTTTGGCATTGGAGAAACACTAAAAGTTTGAAGTGGATTGGATCAACCTCTTATAGGCAGCTAGAAAAGTTTAATTACAAGTTCAAATCTATTGATCAGGTTGAAAGTCTAATTAATGAGCATGATATTGTCGCCTGGGGTGAATATGATCTACAAAATAAACTAGGAATGCCTATTAGCTTGAGCACCCAGTCTAAAGTATGTCATCCTGGTTTAAATGAGTTTATGGGGATGGTATTTTCAAAGTTTAATACTGAAGTTCCTAATGAATGGTTTATTAAAACATCTGGTTTTTTTGCAAATTACTGGGTAATGAGTTGGGGTAAGTTTGATGACTTTATGCATTTCTCATGGCCTATGGTCGAGTGGGCACTTAGCAATATAAAAGATACTGACTATTACAAGACACAAGTAACCTATGGAACCGTGAGTCCTGAGAAGTGTGTTGGATATTTTATGGAAAGGCTATTTATACTGTGGTACTTAAGTAGAGGTCAAAAGCCTTTCAATCCCTCGAAATCTCAACCTTTACTTCACAATACCTTTCAATTATGAAAATAGCAATATCTACCGTAGTCACTAAAGAATATCTTAAAGAGTTTGAGCTTCTTTATTTTTCATCTAAGAACTCAGGTATACACTTTAAGTGGTATATTGTATGTAATGAAGAGACGGCACCCTTCATTAAAGCATTAGTTCCTGACGCTGTAATTATGGTAGAGGACTTTTCTGATGGACATCAATGGGGTAATTCTGAGTCTAGGGAAAGCTTTTCAAAGGCAATTAATTATAAATTTAACGCAGCAAACAAAGCTTTGCAAGAAGGATTACCAGTCCTAATGGTTGATTGCGACATCATATTTATTAATAATTTTGATGAGACCGTGATTTCCAAAATGAATAATGAGTCTTTGGATTGTATTGTATGTCCTCACATGCATCACAATCCTCAGTCAGATGCTCAGTGGGGAGTGTATAATGTAGGGTTTGTATTTGTTAGATCTCAAGATTTCTTAAAAAGGTGGGAGGAACTTTCCAAGTCTGGGAAATACCTATACGAGCAAAAGCCTATGGAGATTGTTCTTCACGAAGGCGGAGTGAGTTATGAGATATTTCCTTTCACGTATAACCTTAGTTGGTGGCGATTCAACCAGCAACATACAGTGAATAGGTTTAATGATATATCCGTATTTAACGGAAGCTTTAGGTTTCTAGGGTCAGATGTCGTAGCCTTACACACTCATATTATAGATGATTCTAAACACCCTCAATGTAAGCAGTTTAATTCAGTTGTGCGTCAAGTTTTTGAAGGCGCAGAGAATCATAAAAATATATTAAATAAAATTGATGAATTATCAAAGTGAAATATTTAAGTTATTCGAGGAGTTGAACTCAGAGGGTCCAACTTACCCTACCTATCCTCCTTATCATGAAGGTCCTTATCTTGAGGAAATTTTTTCAAAGAATGTTACTTTTGAAACTGATAGACTTCTAATTCCTGTGTTTTGGACAAATGTATACAAGCAGGGAAGGGAGGCGTTACTACAGGAGAAGCTGAATAAGCTAGACCAGGACAAGAAATACTATTGTGTTTGCACTCACGATGATGCACCCAAGGAAAAACTTCCTAAGGATACTTTAGTGTATTCCGCTGGAGGATTAAAGGCTGACGCAATACCTATCCCTTTAGTGGTTTCTAAAGTCCCCTCACACTTGAAGGTTAAGAAAGATATCTATGCCTCTTTTATAGGCTCCTATACCCATCCTATGCGATTACAGATGGCCCACTATTGCCAACATTTAGGTTTTGCGCTTACTTTAAACCCTCAGTGGGCAGAGGAAGTTAAGAGTAGTGACTTTAAACTATTTGAGGAGGTATCCTCAAGGTCTAAGTATATGCTTTGCCCAAGAGGATACGGGCCTACTAGCTATAGGTTGTATGAGGCTTTCCAGTATGGAGCAGTCCCCGTGTATATTAGTGATAACTTTTGGTTGCCCTGGGAAGATGAGGTTGATTGGGAAAAGTTGATAATTAAGATTACGCCTAGTCAAATTCCCGATATAAAAAACATATTAAATTCTTACGATGACAAGAGGGAGGCTATGATTGATTACGGTATGCAGGTTTATAATGATTTCTTCTCGTTTAAGAGTGTGGTTAGTAAAATACTTTCTGGAGTAAGCTAATGAAGATATCTTTTTTAGACTTTTGGGATCCTTTCGATCCGAGCAAAAATTTCTTTATTGATTTGTTTAAGGATATTTACGGAAATGTAGAGTTGTCTCACCCGTCTGACTCAGACGTTATATTTTATGGTCCTTTTGGTAATCAGCACTCTGTATTTAATCCGAAAGAAAAGGTTAAAATATTCGTAACGGGTGAGAATGTTCGTCCTGATTTCAATCAATGCACGTATTCTTTTTCTTTTGACTTTGAAGACTATGGAGGCAAGAATATTAGGTTACCCTTGTGGTTCCTACAGATTGATTGGTTTGGCAAGGGAGGGTATGGTAATCCTGAGTTTATGATGCCTTTGAGTAAATTAATTACAAATGAATACATAGAGACTCCTAAGACGAAGTTTTGTGTACTTATGAGTAATAAGTTAGTTCAGAACAGAGTGGATTGTGTTAACAAGTTAAACCTCTATAAGAATGTGGATTGTTACGGCAAACCTTTTGGAAATTGGCAATACGGAGAATCACAAAAGTATGATGTATTTTCAAAGTACAAATTCTCTATTTGCTTTGAAAATTCGTTTGCACCAAACGGAGGATACTACACAGAAAAACTTATACATGCTAAGTTAGCGGGAACTATACCTCTTTACTACGCGGATGACAAAGTTGGTAGAGACTTTAATATCGATAGTTTCATTAACTTGAACGATTTTAAATCAATGGATGAGTTTGTGGCGAGAGTCGTTGAGGTAGATAACGATAATTCAGAGTACCTACGAATTAAGAATTCACCCCTATTCAAAAATAATCCAGACGAGTCAACGCTGCAAGAGTTAAAGAACAAGGTAAAAGAATTATTTAAGATATGAAATTGAACGTAGATAAAGTTTATTGTTGTCATCACCCTTCTCAACTTTTGTCTCCTCGAAAAATTTATTTAAATAAATTTTTCGAGGACAACAATATTGATGTTGAGTGGGTTGAAGAAGGTACTCCCGAGCAATCTAAATCATACGATAACTCTAAGTTATTAGACGTGGTAATGAGAGAGGGTCCTGCTTCCTGTAGAGGTAATTTTGATAATTCTAATGACTTGACGCACAAGTTGATATCTTTAATACTAAAACATATGTATTGTTTTGAGGATCAAATAAAGAACGAGTATAAAAACATACTGATACTGGAAGATGACGCAGACCTGTTTAACACTTTTTCAGAATGTTATTTCAATAATTGTATGGAAGAGTTTTCTGAAATGAACTTGGACATTTTATTCTTAGGATCTTGTTGTGGCCTGCACTTCCCTTTCACATCACCAGGAAAGATGGTTTACCATGACGCGACATTGAGAAGTAGGTGTACGCATTGTTTTGTCGTAACTTTGGATGCCTCCATTAAAATAATGAATAAATTTCCAACTATGTTCCATGCAGCGGATTGGCAGCTTAACCACATCATAGAGGAGGAGAATTTGAGCGTTGGCTGGGCCGAGCCTAGTATCTCTCAAATGAATTACAAATCCTCCCTAAATTGGGTTTAATAGAAGTTTAATGAATTATTTAATTAATTATGCAGATGGATTATTTACAAACTCTAGAGTAAGTAATTCCATATCAGGTATAAAGGCTGGATTTGACGGTGTAATTCAATATAGTCGAAAAGATATAGATCCAGTATTTTTAAATAAAAACGAACAAATTTTAAATGAGACTCGTGGTGCTGGGTATTGGTTATGGAAGCCTTATTTTATTTTTAAAACACTTAATAATGTACAGTATGGAGATACGGTATTCTACTCAGATTCAGGAGCACAGTTTATAAAGCCTGTAAAACCCTTAATAGATTTGATAGATAAGCATGATATAGTTGGATTTAAGATGTCGGGTAACCATAAGGAGAGTCAGTATACTAGAAAGTCTGTATTGAGCAGCATATGTCCTGATAATTTGGAAATCGCTCACAGTAATCAGGACATGGCTAGTTTTATTGGTGTAAAGAAAACTCTATCCACTGTACAGGATGATCATGTAATAGGGTCATGGCTTAAGCTGTGCGAAAATCCTGATCTTATCAAAGATAAGCCTCGTAGTTCTGATGAGTTTAAGGAGTTTATAGATCATCGTCATGATCAATCCATATGGAGTTTGGTTTCTAAAATGCGTAATGTTTATAAGGCTCCTGACCCAAGCCAATGGGGTATTAATTCCGGTGAAACCAAAGAAATTGATTTTTTCATCGATCACCATAGAAGCAGAACTTAACTATGAAAATTGCTTTTTATCAAGATCATATTTGCCTACGAGGCACCACAGTAGCCATGGTTGATTATGCCAAGTATAATCAAGAAGTTTTGGGTAATACTTCAGTGGTTATATACAACATCAAAGATCATAGGAACAACGAAACTGCTATCAAAAATGTTTTAAACAATGGAATAGAGTTGATAGGTATCAATCAATTTTCTGACATAGATAATGTTACTAAAGAATGTGATATTTTGTATCAACAAAGAGCATGTGCTAGTGATGGTAGATTGAGTAGTAGATGTAAAAATGTAATTCATCAGATAGGTGCTAATGTGCCAGATAGTCAGTCGTGGGGTGATGTTTATGCTTATGCTTCTGATTGGTTGAGGAAACATAACGGAGTTCCTGATGCCCTCATGGTTCCTTACATTGTTTGGCTTCCAGATGGCGATGAAGATTTAAGAGAAGAGTTGAAGATTCCCAATGACGCTATTGTTTTTGGTAGGAATGGTGGAGAGGACACTTGGAATTTGCCTTGGTCTAATCAAGTTTTGATGAAACTATTAGAAGTTAGAGATGATATTTATTTTGTTTTTCAGAATACACCAATACCATTTGAACATGATAGAGTCATCCATATAGAAAAAACTTCTGATCTTGATTATAAAGTCAANTTTATTAATACATGTGACGCTATGATACATGCAAGGAATGAGGGTGAAAGTTTTGGTTTGTCGTGTGCAGAGTTTTCAATCAAAAATAAACCAGTCATAACGTGGGACGGATCCCGTGAGAGAAATCATATAGATATTCTCGGAGAACGTGGACTATATTACTCTGATTCAGAATCTATGTTTGATATAATGAACCAATTCAAGAAACAATCAAACATAGACTGGAATTGTTACAGATCATATTCTGCTGAAAATGTTATGCCAATTTTTGAGAAAGTGTTTTTAACCTCATGAAAACTTGTTTACTATTGTCTGGAAGATTAGATACCTTTGAAGATGTGTATGAATATATTGAAAGGTATATTCTTAAGCCACTAAAACCAGATCTATATTTTGCTGGTCATCCTAACGAAAGCGGAATTAGTTATTGTGATACTAAAGTAAATGAATTATGGAAACCAAAAAAATACATATTAAGAAAATATACAGATATTGTTAGAAAAGAAACACATCTGAATGATAGTAAATTTACTAACAAGAGAAGTGAGACTAGACCCCATACTTGGTTGTCTGGAATTTATAATGTTTATCTCGCTAATACGTTAAAAAAAGAATATGAAATTGAAAATGGTTTCAGGTATGACGTTTGTATTAAGGCAAGAACAGATCTGATTTGGACAAGTACACCAACAGACGAAGAGTTGAAAGAAGCAATGGAACCAAATAAAGTATTAATTCCAACTGCTTGGGATTTTAGTTCCATTACTGGACATGGTGTTAGTGATGTTACTTGTATATCAAATAGTGAAAGTATGGACAAGTATAGTTCCTTAATTAAATATATCGATGAATATTATGATTCTGGTCATATCTTTCATCCTGAAAGTTTAATGGGTCATCATATATTACAGATGAAATTGGACAGAGTTAGAATAGAAAAAGGTGAAGATCCATTTACCTTAGAAAAAAATCAAAGTGGTTGGGCTGTCATAGATCCTAACCCGAATAGAATTAGGATGAAATACTAGTTATGAATATATTAGTTCCTATGGCTGGCAGAGGGGTCCGTTTCGCTGACGCGGGATATGACTTGCCTAAACCTCTTATTAAGATCTTCGATAAGCCTATGATTCACTATGTTATAGATAACATTTTAGATGCGGGGTTTGTTGGTAGTTTTACTTTTGTAGTTCTTGAAGATCATAAAAAATATGGTGTTGAAAATATTATCAGGAATAAGATAAGGGACTGTAATATTGTGTTTATCCCCTCGGTAACTGATGGTCAGCTAAGGAGTTGTTTTTACGCAGAAGAATATGTAAACTCAGAAGAGCCTTTACTTATTGTAAATTCAGATAATTATTTTAAATGGAGCTATAAAGACTTTAATAATTCTTTGGGTGATTATTTTGATGCTTCAATCCTAACTTTTAAGGATCCTGAGAAGAAGTCTCATTGGAGCTTTGCGAGGGTAGATAACGGTGCCGTGGTCGAGGTAAAAGAGAAGGAACGTATATCAGACTTTTGTTTAGGGGGAGCATTTCTTTTTAGACAAGGTTCTGACTTTATAAAATACGGAAAGTTAATCTTTGACAGGGAAGTTACTACGAACAAGGAGTATTATATTTCTTCGGTATTTAATGTAATGATTGAATTCAATAGGACTATTATAACCTACAATGCTGATCTTGCGAGTTCAATGGGGACTCCTAAGGAGTTAGAGAGTTTTAAACACTGGTTTAAGGATAATTATTAATGAAAAATAGTATTGAAAGCATCTTGAAGGATGTGCGAAATGGCAAACCTATCATACTTGTCGATGAGTATGACCGAGAGAACGAAGGGGATTTGGTAGTCTCTTTAGAGAAAGTAGATATTAAGAATATATCTTTTACCATGCTTGAGGCAAGAGGGTTAATGTGCTTACCTATGGATGGTGAGATTCTAGATAGATTGGAACTTCACCCTATGGTAGAAGTCAACACTGATAAGAATCAAACTCCATTCACTGTATCCGTAGATGCAAGAACTGAGGTTACCACAGGAATGTCTGCAAAGGACAGATTAAGAACGATGTCAGTTCTCCTAGATCCGAAATCAAAGCCTGACGATCTTACTAGACCAGGACATTTGTTTCCGTTGAGACCCCGAAAAGGACTTTTAAAGGATCGAAGAGGCCATACTGAGGGATCAGTTCAATTAATGGAACTTGCTGGTCTCCAAAAGGCCGCAATGATCTGTGAGATAATTAATAAGGACGGGTCAATGGCTAGTGGAGATGACTTAGAAAGATTCTCTACTGAGCACGACATCAAGATAATCTCTATTGAGGAGATTTATGAAGCAGCATATAACGAGAGATTATAATTCATTTCTTATTGATGATAAGAAAGGCGTTATAACTAAATGCAGTTCTAATATTAAATTAAAAGATGAGATAGATTACTACAAATCAATTGATACGTGTAACTCTATTTTCTTTCCTAGATTCTTAGGATCTAGTAACTCTGGATCTAATTATACATTAGATTTAGAGTACTATTGCTATAAGAATCTAGGTGACTTTATGGTTTACGATTCTTTTAATGGTGGATTTTGGGAAAGAGTAGTAAACTCTATTCAAGATGTTCTGAATTCTTTTTCAAAGAATACAAATAAGGGAGTATTTGACGAGTTATTAGAGTCAATGTATGTAAGAAAGACGGAGCATTACTACAATGAACTTATTAAAGGGTTTGACAGATTCAAGACACTAGCAAAGTTTGACACGATATACTTTAATGACGTTTCCTATTTAAACTTTGAAAACATATGGGATGAAGTGAAGCTTAAACTAAGGTCATTTGAAAAGCCTAATACAGTCAGCGTCATACACGGAGATTTTTGTTTTTCTAATATACTGTGCGGACTCAGCGATAAAATGAGCAGCCCTGTACTAAGGTGTGTTGATCCTCGCGGAAGATTTGGTATTAAGGGAGTTTACGGTGATCAAAGATATGATTTAGCAAAGCTCATGCACTCTTATCAAGGAGGGTATGAGTATATCATATACGATAAGTTCAACATCTCCATGCAAGGGAGTTCTAGTAGAATTAAATTTAATTCATCCTTCTCCAACAGCAATTTAAATAAAATAGAAGATGTTTTTAAATCTAATAGTAATTTTCATTCACCCGAAATAAAGATATTGCAAGGTTTAATTTTTATAGGTATGTGTTCTCGTCACTATGATAGTTTGGACCGGCAGACTATGATGTATTTACAGGGGATTAAATTACTTAACGAGGCTATAAATGATTGATGATTGTTACGATAAGACTAAGCATCTTGTGAAGAGGATAGCAGTAGACTTTGACGGCACAATATGTGCAAACAAAAAGCCAGGGCAAGGTTACGAAGACGTAAAGCCTCTCCCAGGTGCTATAGAATCTCTACACGAGCTTAAAACTATGGGCTTTGAGATTATAATTCACACCGCCAGGAACATGGCGACTTGTAATAATAATGTGGGAAAGGTTACGGCTAGACAGGCCCCCATAATAATTGAATGGTGCAGAAAGTATGATTGCCCGTTTGATGAGTTGCTCTTTGGAAAGCCACATGTTGATTTCTTCATAGATGATAAGGGGATCGAGTTTACTAACTGGGGCGATACTCTATTAAGATTGAAAGATAAGATAAGGGATATAAAAAATGATTGATTTTTTCTTTGATACCGCTGATGATGTTTATGTTCGAGAGCTTTGGTCAAGATTGAAAGGTAATTTTGACCCTAAGCATGTAAGGGGAATAACTACAAACCCTAATGCCTTTAAAAAGATGAACATGTTTCGTTTATCCGAGTGGGAAACCCAACTTACTAAACTGTGTAAGGTGGTTTCCGACATTAGAGAGGATGATTTAGGAGTTGTGTATGTACAGGCTCCTATAAGTAAAATGACTCCCGAAGAGGTTTTGAGATGGGCAAAGCATATTAGTCGGTTTAGCGATGGAGTAACCAAGCTTGGACTTAAAATACCTCCGTTCAAGCCGTTGTTAGAGATCGTAGACCAACTTAATAAATATATGGAAGTTAATGTTACGGGTGTTTCTGATTGTTCTACCGCTCTTAATTGTTTCTCTTATCCTGTTAAGTATGTTAGTATGATTCCGGGACGAATGGAAGAGAANGGTATTGATGCTAAATCTCACGTTCAGTTTGTGAATCAACGAATGAGTGTTGGTCGGGGTCAGGATATGATCACTGGTAGCATGAGAACCATTGAGGGACTTAGGTGGGTTTCTGAATATGGAACCGTTCCGACTATCGGTTCTAGGGTGTGGGACTTGATTTTTGACGAAATGGGTGTCGAAGAATTTGCTGCCCTAGAGTACAAAGATCAGGATTCTTGGATCAAGTTTTCACCACACATCTCCGATACTAACACTCAACTATCTGTTGATTTCTTTGAACAAATGGATGAGTGTGGAGTCGGCGTGTTTGATCAGTTCTTCGATCAGGCATCAAGATGACAGAAATGTTGGACAGAATCAACTGTGTAATATGTTCTAGTTCCTCAATGGAACCACTGGTTTCATTTAAGTCATACCCCATGTTTATGGGTATCTCGAAGAATCCATCTGAGGATCTTTCGTTCGATCAGGACTGGAGTATCTGTTCTGAATGTGGTTGTGTTCAACTGAAAAAACTTGTTCCTTTAGAAAAATTATACGAACGGGGACACAACCCATCAATCGGTTCTACATGGGAGAAACATCACAGAGACTTTGCTGATTTCATATCAAAGTACTCTGGAACTTCCATGTTAGAACTTGGTGGGGGCAATTGCGTTCTTTTTGATAACCTTAAAACTCTGGTAGATTTTGATTCTTATGTCATCTATGATAAAAGGTGTCAGGGCCAAGATCCAAGATTGATCAAGAAGGATAAATTTTACGAACCATTTGTTGTCGATGATGTTGGAATTGATACAATTATTCACTCTCACACTATGGAACATTTCTATGACCCTAGAGATTTTGTTAAGTCTTTTAATGATCTGTTAGATGTCGGTGGTAGAGTGATATTATCTGTTCCAGATACGAAGAGATTAGTAAATGACAAATTGAATGGTGTCAATTTTGAACATACTTATTTTCTCTGTATGGAATATCTGAACCACATTATGAGTACCTTTGGGTTTGAACTTATTGAGTCTGCTAATTTCAATGAGTATAATATATTTGCTTGTTATGAAAAGAAGACAAAGGAAGTTAGTGATATTGATCTTGTAAATCAGTATCGAGAGAACAAAAAAATAATGGAAGATTATGTGGAGTCCAATCTAAAAGATATTGAAAAGTATAATGAAATACTAAAAGACAAAAAGAACAAATATCTATTTGGATGTCATGTAACCACACAGAACCTCATTAAATTTGGTTTGGATTTAGACGGAGTTGTTGGCCTTTTGGATAATGATCCGGGTAAACAAAATAACTTTTTATATGGCACTGGTATGATGACCTTCTCCCCGGAAGTTCTTCGTGAAGAAAAACAGGCATGTGTTTTGGTCCAGAGGGGTATATACACCGATGAGATCGTAAAAGGTTTGAAGTTGATCAATGATAATTTGGATA